TTGTCCCAATACTTGGCCTTGTACATGGGGCCGACCATTGCAGGCGTGAGGGCACGCATAGCCTTCTCATCGACCTCATGGCCGACCCACTCCTCCCAGACCTTCTTGGTCACACCCAAGTTGGTCATGCCACCGGGGTCGGCTGGATGATTTACAAAGCCACCCTCATGGTGCAACACAGCCTTGAGGGCTTCGTCAAAGTTGTCTTTCATGTCATCCCGCCTTTTTGGAAAGCAAATCGGTCTTGGCCTGAGATCCAGCAGAAGACCCAAAGTAATAGGCAATGATGCCAGTCCATGCAGTGCCAAGACTGCCAAGCATCATCAAGATGGCTGGGTTGTTGCTGTCGATCTGGTTAAAAAACATCATCACCATGATGCCAAAAAATCCTACAGTCACAGCCCCAGCCAACAGTGGAGGCATCATGGACCTGGTGGCCGCCTGCATATCCCTGGCTGACTTTCGGTCTTCAACTTCCAGCTTTTCAAAATTGAGGCCAAGTTCTTGAGCCTGCTTTTGCAGTTCGATCTCAGCAATCTTCACCTGGGCAATTTGCTCTGCCGACAGCTTGTTGTTGCTGATCATGTCGCCCACCTTGTCGGGGTCAACACCGATGGCCTTGGAGATAGCAGACACGGCCATGCCAGCCAGTGGGCCGCCCATCGCTGTGGCAATGGTGGGTGCAATTTGTTTGAGCCAATCCATATCAATTACCCCTTTTCGTCAACATGGCGCTGGCGATCTCCAGCATGAATTTTACTTGCTCAAGGTTTTCTGGCTGCTGCGCCCAGCCCACCGTAATCTGGCCCACAAACTTGTAAGAGTCTGGTGGCACGCTGATCCGGCAGGTGTAGGTCACACCCTTTTCCAAGTACCACAGCCCCACCTCAGACTGCGCGTATTTGTACTCACCGCAAGGAATTTCATTGGTCATCAGTTTAATGACGTCATGGTTGTTGGCTGAATTCTTACTAAAAAGCCCCACATCAATATCTTCAATCGTCTTGTCCCTGCCTTCTTTGGTGTACGCCCTGTACACCACCCGAGAATGGAAAAGAGGGTTTACTTTGAACACCGCCACCACTGCGGCTCCTGTCCTCTTAATCAACATGGCGCTGGCGTCATCTACCCTGTCTGTGTTGATCTCTGGCAACTTCTGGGATTCCTTGTAGGCATCCCGCATAAAATCTTGGTTTTCCCACAAAAAATACCCGGCAAACGCAATGACGCCCATCAAGATAGCCGCAAACAGTTTGAATGGGCTGTCCACATAGGCCAGCACCTTGTCCAAAACTGATTCAGGTTTGTCGCTCATTTGCGGATGTACGTCATGTAGATGATGATGCCGTAGACGATCAGGCCAGCGAGAATGATTGATGCCACGCCCAGCACCAAATATTCAATCAGTCTGTCGATCTTTTCTTTGCGCAGCTTGATGGCCCGGATCGCGGCTTCTTTCTCTTCCCTGCGCCTTCTGGCTGCTTGGGCTTGGAACTTGATCCAGTCTTCCCACATCCCAGGTCGGCCTGCGTAGACCATGCGCTCTCGCAAATCTTCTTCTTGCTGCTTGAATTGCTCAAGCGCCATGAATTCCTCAAGGTCAGAGCCGCCACCCTTTTTGGTGACAGCCTCTTGGATCTTTGCCTTGTTATCAAAGTAGTCAAAGACCTTGGAGCCGAGTGCAGACAGTTCCTTGCCGTTGGCCAGCGCACCTTTTATGACAGCAAAGGCCGCATTGGCGGCAGCGATTTCTGCAAGCATTTCACAGACTCCATACGAATGGCACGATTATGCTTGTAGACCACACGACAAACCCAACAAGAAGGGCCGCTGCAATGAATGCCACGGCCCAATCTTTCATAACCCCAACATTTTTTTGACAAACTCGGCAGCAACACCTGGGCCAAGTAAGACAGCAGCAATCACCGCATAGAGCAGATATTCGATTTTGGTCATGCGCTTGGAGCCTGACTCAAAACTCTTTTGAATTGCTTCATACCGATGCGCACAAACTTGTTCATGAGTTGTCAGTCGTGCATCTGTTGCGTCAATCTGGCTCATACTGCTACCCGAAAATCAAGGTGTGACTGTGTTGGTTGTCGTTGTGTTGGTGTTGGTCACCACAGTTGGAACAGCCGTATTGTCAGTAATACCGCCACCAGCAATGCGACCAGAGTTGCCAGAGTTTTGCCCACTGTTTGCCCCTATTGAATAACTGCCTGCGCCGATCACGCCGTTGCCACCGATGGTTGTCACGTTAGCTGCTGGTGCTTGAATCTGGCTTGCAATGCCAACAAACGCCTGGTTGGTGCTGACAGCCACTGCCGTTGCATTGTCAGACTGACGCATTCCCAGGGAGGTCTGCTTGTTGATGGTGTAGATCTGGCCAACAGTTGGCAGCAGCAAGCCAGTCCACTGCAAAGCATAGTCGGCCCAAGACTTAGGAGCAGCGATCTGTGCGCTTTGTGGAGCAGAGCCAGCATTCAGGCTAATGACAGCCGCGACCTTGGCCGTGGTATCACCTTGTTTGGCGATGTCAGCAAGGGCTTGGAAACGTGCCGCCTGGGCTGCTGCTTGGGCTTTATGAGCCTCGGCATAGGCAGCGTACTCAGCAGTAGCACAGCCTGTCAGAGACAACACTGCAATCAGGGGTGCAATCAGTCTCATGCTTGGCTCCAGGGTAATCCAGATTGTTGAACAGGGTTAATCTGTGCGTCAATTTGGCTTTGTAAGTTGGCTTCAACAATGTCTTTGCCAAGGCTTGTCTGCACCCACCCAACCACCTGTGCTTCGGTCAATTGGTCATAAGGAGTGTATGTCTCGCCAGGCTGCTCTTGATAGCCCACAGTGCCGTAGGTGTTGGCGCCGTATGTGCCATCAGTGGCAGACACGTTGTAATGCACTGTGACGACAAAGCCGTCAGCAGTGAGGCGCTCCATTTGTTGAATTGTCCAAAGGTAAGTGGTCATGGTGATTCCTTAGGGGTGGGTTGCTTTGTATGCGTCAAACTCTGCTTTGAGTTCTTGGATGGCTTTAAGCATTGGGACCACTAATTTTTCGTAGTGAATACCACGCAGTTGATCACCATCGTAAAAACACAATTCAGGATTGATGTTTTCAACTTCTTCGGCAATCAGGCCATATTGCGTCCCGCCATCTACCTCGTCAGTGTAGTTGCCATCTTTGTCTTTGGAGCGATAGTTAAACGTCTTGGTTTCAAGCTGCCACAACCAATTAGGTGTTGCAAGTGCGGCAATATTTGTTTTGGATGCGCGAACAGAACTGAGATAGCCAAGCACGTTGCCGCTATCAACATACATGGCTCGGTTTGTACCGCCAACTGTTGTTGAATAGACCCCAGCGTCTTTAATAACAGCAATTACGGCGGAATATGCACTGTTAACAATTTCAAAATTTCCACCCGTAGCGCGAAGATATTTATTTGGTGTTGTAGCCCCGCTACCAGCCAATCCTATGCCCGCACCGTTTGCCCCTGTATCAGTGATAAGAACAGTTTGTGTTGAGCCAGAACTAACAAAAGACCCAGCCACTGTTGAGCCACCGCTGTTTGATGTTATTTTCCCAGTTGCACTCGTAGTCCCCACCAGCAAATTCCCGCTGGAGTCGATACGGGCACGTTCGGTTCTGCTAGAGCCAAACGCAAAGATCATTGCAGCGCCGGGGCGAATATCAATGGCGGCAGTTTCGACGTTTGCCGATGTTGCAAACCTCAATACAGAAATGTCATCAGAAGATCGGCCACGAAGGTTTGCGCTAATTGCGTCTGTGGTAGCAAGTACATCAAAACGGGAGGTCTGATTAGTAACCCCAATCCCCACGTTGCCTGTGCCATCAATACGCATCCGTTCTGCGCCGTTGGTGTTAAAGATTTGCACACCGCCCGGAGCAATTAGCTGAGAATTACCAGAGGAATCGACTTGAAACTCTGCATACGATACTGAGTTTCCGGCTCGCAACGCAACTGCTGTTGCAGATGGAGTTAGTAGATGCAACTTTGTGGCTGGCGAATTCGTACCCACCCCCACGTTGCCAGCGTCAGTAATCCGCATCGCCTCCACACCACCTTCAGCAAAAGCAATGGTGTCAGCAGCAGGGAAGAAAATGCCTGTGTTGGTATCGCCATCATTGGTTATGGATGGGGCAGATACAGTGCCATCAGCAAACTCAACTGTTGCAGATCCTGTGACGTTCAACGTCCCAGCCACTGCCAGCGTCTTGCCTGCACCCACATTCAGGCCCACCGATGTGCCACTGCCAGCAGCCGCAAAGACCGCATCGATGGAGTCCAAGTCGGTGTTGATCTTGGTCCCCCAAGTATCTGTTGACGCGCCGACCTCTGGTTTGGTCAGCAATAAATTCGTGGTGGTTGTATCAGCCATTTTTCACCTCATGCGGCAATTTGCCAAGTTTCTGAATTATCTGCGATTGATGTCCAGCTTTCACTGGTGTCAGCAATCGCATCCCATGTTTCTGTCGTGCCATTAACTGGCGTCCATGACTCGTCAGTATCTGCAATGGCATCCCAGGTTTCTGGTGTGTCACCCTCGGGCAGCCATTTCAAATTACCCGCCACCGCCATGCCGGACTCGCCAGCAAACAGCAGCACAGCATCCGACAATCTGGCCGCGCTGATGCTTATGCTAGACTCAGCCGCAATCAGCACCGCCTGGTTGACCACCACGCTGGTGCTGACCGTCATCTCGGCAAAGTCTTCAATCAGGATGTAGACCAGCGGCACACGCACCGCATTGACCGACATGGCACTCTCATCCACCGCAGCAAACGCACCGATGGCCACCCTGGTGGCTGCCACGCTCACGCTGGAGGCCGATGCAGCCGTTGCAGCACCTATGGCATATCGAACACCAGAAACGGCCATGCTGGAGGCGCTGGAGGCCGTTGCAGCCGCATCTGCCACGCGCTGCGCAGACGCAGACATCGAACTGGATGCCGCTACCGCAAAAGATGCATCCTCGACCACGTTGGCGGCCACGGCCACACTGCTGGACGCAGAAACAGAAAACGCACCTATGCAGATGCGTTTTGCTGACACAGCCACCGTACTGGTGGCTGCAATGGTGGCCGCAGCGAGGCTTACGCCATAGCTGTAATTGCCTCCACCGTATGGGCCAAGGCCATATGCTGCCATGTCATGTCAGGGTAACGTCAAGGTCACCAGCAGGGATGCGCAGCACATCGCCATCGTTGATGGTGCGTGCCGTACTCAGTGCCGCCCAGGCCAGCATGTTGCCGCCCGTGCTGGCGTCAAAGATGGCAGCCCAGCCGATGGACCCCCAATTGCCGCCAGAGGCCGCAGGGAATTCGATGGCCGCAGCGTTGGTGGCGTTGGTGGGGCTGGTGCCCGACACCGTGATCGTGCCAGTGGCTGTGCGTGAGTAGCCGTTGCCGGACACCTCA